TGGTAACATTCACATTTGGTCATAGTGGTCGTAAGATTAGCAACACAGATGTCTACAACAACTTTGATGACGAGAGACACGAGACGATCGAAGGAAGGCCTTTGAAGTGGAACCATTTGAGCTCAACCATGCACAAAACTGATGCAGCACTAGAAAAAAGGATGAAGAAAATGTACAAGGAAGAAGTAGGGATTGCTATCAAGGAAGCTATTAGAAAAACAGTTAGTGCAAGAGAAAAGTTTATTAGATCTCTAAAAAAATCAGGTTACGATGTTGATGCTGGTGCAAAAAGGTTGCAAGATCTAATAGCAAGACAAAAACAAGAACGTGAAAAGATTGAGCAAAGAAGAAAGGAGTCAGGGGTTGATTAGAATATTCATTGTCTATAAACCTAAATTTATCTACATCACCAAGGAAATAGATAGAGAAGTTCGTCAGAAATTTGGGACTAGCGAGATCATTTTGACATTGAAAAAGACACGAGGGATCATGGCTCACATCGCTAAGTTAAAGCAAACTTATAAAGTAGATGATGTTCGTTATGGATTTTTCATCCCTACAAGCCTGCCTCCTCCAAAACCTATCAGCAGTTTGCCACCAGAAAAATATGCTGAGGTTTGTAGGAAGATCAGCGAGAGCAAGAAAGGGAAACCTAGAGACGAAGAGACTAGGCGGAAGATTAGCGCTGGTTTGAAAGGTATAAAAAGAGAGAGAACGAAAGCAGAGAAAGTGATGTACGCTAGCTTTCGTTCTAAATTAGGGAAACATTATAAATGGATCGTTGATATATACAGCGGTCAAGAAAAGCAAATAGGCGTTGATGAAGCGCTTCCTGAAGGGTTTATATTTGGTAGAAATGTTAAGGAGAGATTATGAAAATATTATTAAGATTAGTTTTAACTAGAACAAGGTTAGTCCACACTGGAGAACCTATAGATTTTTATCCATACTACCCTGTACACATGACTCATGTTGAAACAGAGGAAATTCAAAAAATAATCAACCAAAATAGAACTGAAAAAAATGTTGAAGAAGAACGTAAGAATGATCAAACTTTTGAGATAAGATGGGAATATACAGACAGATCAACTCCAGAATTCATTAGAAATAATTATATGAACAATTCATCTCCGTTGTTTGTTCTAGGGAAATTCTGGTACGATAAAAATATCATACCAGAATTTTTTATAGAAGAGATTCCTACTTAAACACCCTGGAAACATAATAGTAAGCGTTAGCATACGTGATCTCTAACTGCTTAGCAATGATCTTAGCCTTATCTGATGCCGAGATCGTAGAATCTAGAGTTTTGTAGATCTCTAACGCTTTAGCCTTCTTGTCATTATTAGACTTAGAAGCACGAACCACATTGTCTTTGGTCGTGATCGTCTTTGGTTTAGATGATTGATCAACAGCTTCGGATGTTTGATAGATGAAAGGCATTTTGTTGGAGACTTGTTTGACCTTGTCAATTGCTTTCATCACATTGAGAGTATCAAACTTGTCTTTAGCATAATAAGCTTGCTCAACTAAAGCCTTTGCAAATAATCGAGCTTCTACAAGATTTTCAGATTGAGTGCCTCCTAAAGACTTGATGATATCGTTAGCCATCATAATAGGATAACTTGTATTATCAATAACTTCGCCTGCACGGTTAATGGCGTGATGGACAGTCAGGTTTGTAGGAATTGAGTATTTGTCAAGAATTGCAATAGCATCCATAAGATCTCCAAGTAAGTTTGATCATCATATATGAAGACCAAAAATAAGTCAACCTTGGTTATCCCGTGCAAGGAATAGAGTTAAATCCTTGTAGTAATCCTTTACTGGTTTGTAGAATGTCTGAAGATCACCTTCTGGTGTGACAATCAGAATACATACCCACTTACAAAGAAGATTATATCTCTCTGAGACCATTTGAGCATAAGCTGTAGTCTGAAAAAAGTAGTTTGTGATCCACTCTTCTTTCTTAGGTTTTGAAGATGTCTTAAAATCTATTACACAAGGAAGACCATGCAATCGACCTACAAGATCACAACGTCCAGCAAGTTGTAGAGTGTTACTATAAAGACCAAGTTCTACTCCATAAATCAAATCTAGATGTTGATCTAGATAGCTCTTGATAGGACTGAACATTATACTTTCTATAGGAGAGATTCTTAGTTCGTTACCAATAACATAATCTTCGCATATCTTATGAAGTTTAGTTCCTCTAGAGCTTGCTGCTGCAGAGATTTTAGTTGCCTGCTCTTCTCCCACTTTAGTTCTCCACTGAGCAATTTGTTTTGCATTCATGGTAGATAAAGCAGTAGTAACAGATCTATACTTGTTTCCTTCTGGAGTAATGTAGTAACGCTTTCCTTGTTCGATAATCGTTTCTAGATTAATTTTAGGAAAAAAATCATAATTAAAAGTTTTCATTATGCCCAAATTGTGAAATTGGCGGTACCTGATGAAGGTTCTGCTCCAGATGCGGAAAAATAAGCTGTGTAAGAAAAATTAAGGGGGAAATCAGGGTAAGTAACTGCCCACCCATAAGGACCCAATGTCTCTGATCCTGAAGAACTTCCAGCTGGGATTGTAAATCCTCCGTATGCTGAATTACCACCCTGGTTGCTTATAGCAGAATAATTAACTGAAATAGGATAACTAGCAGGAGGACTGATGGATGCAGAGAAAGTGACATTTTGAGATACAAATCCAGATCTTGAAGCACTATAACTTATATTGGGAGGTCCTGCAGGAGGTGGAGGTGGAGGAGGTGGAGGTGGAGCAGGAGCACATGATGCACTCCAATATTCCACAATTTGTGAAAAAGTTCCACATCCTCCATCGGCATATAATGCATATAAATGAAGTCCTGAACAAAAATAACCATAAAAAGTACCATATCCATCACATGCCGGAGGAGGCGGAGGAGCTGGCACACAAGATGGACTGATTGGTTGGTAAGGTGATGAAAAAGAGCCACAATAGCCAGAGGCTTGTTCTACCATCAGGGTTGATCCATCACAAAAATAATATAAGGGAGTTCCATAAGCAGGACATTTTTGAGAACCTCTGAAATGATTAAATGATATGGTTCCACTGTAAGGGATACTACCTAAATTTCCAGAAGTTCCTCCAGGAACATAACTACCACCAGCATAATATTCATTGATACCAATTGGAGCTCCCCCTCCATATTCACTCTGAATATTACTAAGCGAAATTTGTCCAGCACTAGGAATAGCCATAACTTAATCTCTAAGAATAATAACTATTTAGAACGAATTAATACTTGATTTAATTCTTTGTGAATAGGTGTTTTTTTTAATTTGCTTGAGAATATCTCTAAACGTATCATCAGGTTTTTTTAGACCCAGACGAACTGGATCTCCTATAGGAGGAGTACCTAACAATTGTTCCAAATTAGGGTTATCAAGTTTATATTGATCTAATTTGTAGATCGACATAATCTTATCAAACTCTTCACCTGATATTTTATCTCTAAAACTATATGTTGGCATTCTTTTTAGCTCTTGGCTTCTTTACTGATATAGAAGAAGACATTGGTTTATTAGTTCTTGGTTTTCTTTTAGTTGTAACTAATTGGCTAGTAGCTTTAACAGTTTGAGGCTGAATCTCTAGTTTTGGTGATTCTATGGTAGTTGTTTGAATTTCAACTTTTCCAACGAAAAAATTTCTAAGCCACTTAAACATATTTTCTCCTATAATATTCTATCATATTCGAGCTCTTCCAATTCTCTTAAAGATTTTTTCTTCAATACATTATCTATGTTTCTATATAACTTACGATTTTTAGTCGACTGTTTAAATTTAAAATAATGCTTACTATTAAATTCGTCATCTTCTTTATTTCGATTGTTACTTTTTTTACTCATAGGTTTATTTCTCCTGAATAAGACCTGGAAATGCGTCTTTAACTAGTTGAGGTGTGATTCCTTTGTAGGGAAGTTTTTTATCTTTCACATAACATAACAATTTAGCATCATCCTTATCTAAACTTTCTAACAGACCTATAAACAATTGTTCTCTTTTAAGTTTAGTAAGATCATCGTTACCTCCTTCAATAAACAAATACATTCTACGGACTTCTTGATACAGCATAGATTGGCAGTCGTCAAAAACATTTTCTTTATAGGGAGGGGTTCCTTCTGGTAACACAAACTTTACTGAAGGACAATAAGCACATTTCAATATCTTTAACAAGGCATCGTTACTGTGTTTTTTAAGAATACTAACCTTATCTTGTTTCGTTTTTTGTTCTGAAGATAGTTTAATAATTTCTGCGATACCAAGTTTTCTTGTCATATTAAAACTCACTAATGTGTTCAATAAGATTTTTTAAATTGTGCTGGATGAAATACTTGAATAACTTATCTTGTCCTTTGTTCGATTGAGAAGCAAAGACTTCCATAATAGCGGTTTGCAGTTCTTCAGGGATCATAGAAAAATCAATTAACTCTTTGTTTCTGTAATAATTATCAAAGAAAACTTTGCAGCCAGTAAGATATTGGATGATTCCTCCTTGACTAACAATCTCTTTAATTTTTTTAGCAGTAAGTGGTTTCTGTCTTGTTCCTTCAACAAGACAGCTGTCGGAAGAAAATATATTTGGTATACCATCTCCACGATCACCCTTAAGAATAAGCTCCTCAAGGTATCTAATTGGATCATCGTTAACAATTTGTTTCTTACGAACAGGATCATATTGTAAGACATTTGAATATTTGTGTAGTTGAATAAAGTCTTTATCGCCAGAGAGAATCATAATTTTCTCTGCTAATGGTGTATTTAGAATTTCCCCATAGTTTTTACACAACGTAGCAATAACATCATCTGCCTCTGCCCCATGTACTTGAATAACACGATAAGAAAAATTATCTTTAAGTTCTTGCTTTATTTTGTTGAGATGATTAAATAAACTAAACCAATCCAAATCAGATTTTTCTCTGTCTTTCTTTCTATTTCCTTTGTAGTAAGGAAATATCGAACGTCTCCAGTAGTTCTTATCGTCACAAGCAATCACAAGTTCACCATACTCTGAAAACTTCTTCTTTAAAGATCTGATGGTATTGAGAACTATATGACGAACAAGATCCTCTTCTAAAGGAGTGTTTGTGTGGTTTCCTAGCTGAGTAATTATGCTAGAAATCATAATTTGATTCAAGTCAAGTAATATCATTAAAGTATTTTAATCAATTGGTCTGTTATTTCTTGAAGGTTATGCTTAATTTTAATGGTTCTAAAAATTCCACTCTTCACAGCTTCAATAACCATACCCAGATCCTTCTCATCACTAATATACAAATTATATTTTGATAAATCTGCTATCAATCCAGGAATGACGAAGTCTAGAGCTTCTTCCACAGCTTCTCTTTGATTATCTTCGAGTTTGCTAAGCATATCATTGATAGATTGAGGTGGAGAGTCTAGTTTTTCTTTAGGGAACATGATTACATTTTTCACAGTCTAAGCTCGTTCTTACAATTATCTAACAACATAGTGGAACATTGGGCCTTCATCTTTTTTTAATAATCTTGATTCTTTAGTAGGATAACCAAATTTAAGTGAGTTTAAAACATCTTCCCACTGTCCTACAATTTTTTTCCAGTTATATCTACTATCTGCATATGCTTTAACAAATTTAAAATATTGTTGCATATCATCATCGTTTACGACTCCAATAGCATGATCCAAAGCGTGATAGAATTTGTTAGCATGAACGTAGATATCCTCATCAAATTGATATTGAAACGTCATTCCCCCACTGGTATCCGATAAACCAGCTAAATTGGGATGAACACACATCAATCCTGCACTCATGGCCTCAATAAAACTTCTACTGTTACATTCTGACCAAATAGAAGGATAAGCATAGATATGAGAATTTTGAAGTTGATTGCGAACTTCTTGATTTGATTTAAATCCATGATATACTATCTTTGGATGTGATTTTAATTTCTCAAACAAATGTTCATATTTTTTATCAGCCTCATCCCATCCATATATCTTAAAACTAGAAAATACGTGAAGATTTATGTTATCATGTTTTTCACACAATTTCTCGAAAACTGGATAAAGTATTTCAAGTCCTCTTTGCGGAGAAGAAGAGTAAATAAGATTAATTTGATCTTTAGGTTTTTCAACATATGGAATAGGGTCAACAGGATTATCAATAACTACGCATTTATCATTTTGAGAAATGTTTAATTTAGTAACATACTGGTTATACTGCCAATGACCACAAAATACAAGTTTGTGGAATCTTTCCCTGCTTGATTCTTGTTTCAAATGGTTTGTTTCAGGATCTTCAGGAAGATCATGTAACCAATATATTCTAATCTTATCTTCTTCTAACTTCCTTACCCTTGAACAAATGATCTGAAAATCGTCAGTAAGACCTTCTGGAAGTCTTTCAGCTAATCCTCTTTTAATTAATTCTGTTCCCCCAAAAGATTTAATACTAATTTCATTTTCTTCCATAGTAATTTCCTTCAAATCCTTGTGTACATCAATTTATGTCAAAATTTATTGAAAGAATGGAATCGTACCTAAAGGATCTCCATTCTTTCTTATCTATATCCCATACAGGAAGTACGTCAGGATTAAACTTTTTAGTGTTTCCTGTCTTAGTTTTATAAGGGACGATAATACTTTCTTTCAAAGTACACTTCATTTCCCTTTCTTCCCCATTATTTTTTTTAAACTTAACATAAACAGGACCATATAACAAATGATCTAATAACCATTTTCGCGAAATTTTATATTCTGCATAATCTGTACTAAACACATTCATACATTCTCCAAATAAAAAGGGGCTACTAGCCCCTATAATATACATTAATAAATTTTATTAGACAAGACCATTTGCCAATGCACGATAACCAGCAGCAATTACTTTGCGGCTTGGAGTCCCTAGCCTAAATTTTTGTGTAACTCTTCCTTTAGTATCAGTATGAGTGTTCGAATAGATAGGAAGCCCATCTTCCAAACGAAGCATTGAAACTACTTTTGTAGGTGATGCAATACCATATAGAGCTTTAATTTGTTTAGAAGTAAGCTCATGTCCATTAAAAAAAGCTTTACGAAGTTTGTGTTTTTGATTCATAATATCTCCAAAAATAATAAAAAATTAATTTAGTTCTTAAGAATGGAATATCCTTCTTTAGAAAACTTTAAAATTCTTGAACCAATTTTTACAACATAAAATGTTTTTCCTCCTATTTCTTCTTCCTTAACTATATCTGCAGTAATTATTTCTTTGGTGAAATTATTTCTAAAGTTAACATCATGCTTGATTTTAGAGCTTTTTTTGTAATTTAGATTTTTTATTAGATGCATACAAATCCAGCTTTAATTAAGGTTTCTTCAAACTTATAGTAGTTAGATTGATGAAGTTGCAATCGTTGAATATTGTTTGGTTCATGCTGAACAACATCTACAAGATTAGAAATTTTGTTTTGAAAATAAATTTTAAAAGTTGTATTATCTTTGAATAATATTCTACTGGGAGTTATATTGTCAAAGTTATATGGACGACCTAGAGAAGTTTTCATATCCGTATTTGCAAATAAAATAACTATCAATTATATCAGAGCTTGGGTTCCATTTCTTGTCAGACATACCAAGAATGTATTTTACATTATATTGGGTTTCATTAATAAATGCAACCTGCATTTGTTCTTTATTGGCATTTCCTTTACCCGAAGCAAATTTTTTAATTACGGTAGGAGCAATTGTGAATACTTCGTACTTACTTGACCATAAACGATACTTCAACACTCCACCGTTTTCAGCAATATGAAACACTCGTCCTGTTGCCGCATAAGCATAATCCTCAATATAAACCTGAGAAACATAATGCTTAGCAAGAACCTTTAGTGCCCAACATGAAATTTTATGATATCTCTCTTCTTGGGAATTATATTTTTCAAATACACTTCCCATCAGTCTTTCATTGTGAAGTTTTCCATGTTTGACTAAATTAGTTAAGAAATAGAAATAGCAATCTTTAAAATTAAATTCAGAGCCACTAAAAATGCAAATAGAAGGAGAAGATAGCGAAAGGTCAATCCCAGCTACGTTTTTCATCTTCCTCCAAATCTTCGTCAATCCCTTCTTCATAACCATATAATTGTGTACCGCAATAAGGACAGAAAGTCAATTCTTCCATTGCCACTATTTCCTGAATAATAAATTCTGATCTACATTCTTCACAATGATGGAGACCTGTTTCATCGTAGTTCATAGTTTCTCCTAAGCTGCTTTAGCCCATACTTCATCCCAACTTCCTGTAAGGGCTCCTTTGGCATAGTCTGTCGCTCTATTCTCAAAGAAGTTGGTGTGAGTGGGTGCGTTGATCATTTCCTCAACCCAAGGAAGAGGATTTTTTTTAACCTTCATGATTCCTTTAAGACCCATACTGATAAGACGACGATCAGCAATATAGCGGATGTACTGTTTAACGTCACGAGCGTCCAGATCATCCATAGATACCAAGCCAAATGCCAAATCAATAAACTTATCTTCCAAATCAACCATCTTAGTTGCAATGGTATATATTTGTGACTTAAGATCATCATTCCATATTTCTCTGTTTTCTTCTATATATGTCCTAAACAACTTGATCATAGATTCTGCATGCATTGTTTCATCAACAATTGACCAAGTAACAATCTGACCCATTCCTCTCATTTTACCATTTCTAGGAAAATTGAGAAGCATTATAAAACTACTAAACAATTGCATACCTTCAGTGAAGGCAGAAAATGCAGCAATATGTGTTGCAGTTGATTGTTTTGTGCTATTCTGAGAACTTATATCCAACAAAAAGTCGTGTTTTTCCTTCATCTCGCTGTATTGAAGGAATTCGTTATAAGTTTTTTCAGGCATACCTAGTGATTCAATTAAATGACTATAAGCAGCAATATGTAATGCTTCCCTAGCTGCAAATCCACACAACATCATACGAACTTCAGGTTGAGGGAAATATGGTAGATAGTTTTTGACATATCCACCAGCAACATCAATATCACCTTGGGTAAAAAATCTAAAAATGTTGGTTAAGAATTCTTTTTCATGCTCTGTTAATCTGTTTTTCCAGTCTTTTATGTCTTCTATCATAGGAACTTCTGTATGAAGCCAATGAGCTTGCTCATGCTTCAGCCAAGCTTCATATGCCCATGGATAGGAAAAAGGTTTATAATAATTACGCTCTTCTGTTAGTTTTATTTTAGTTTTTTTAATCATCTCTTTTATGTGAATTGAGGGCCAGAAACCCAGGTTACTAAAGAGTATCTCGTTCCTTTGGTTACAGGAGTAACCTCATGAATCAAGAAACTAGGGAAAATAATTATTTTGTTTTGCTTCTTCACTACAGTTTGAGGAACTGCGTTTGGATAAATTAAAAGTTCTCCTCCTTCATACTCTGAAGGATCACTTAACAAAACTATCATACTAAGTTTTCTCATTAAACAGGATAATGGGCCACAATCTGTATGTTTGGAATACATTCCTCTTTGTGATTGTTCATATACAGTAAATTGTAAGCCATCAAATGTTTGTATGTTAAATTTAAACAAATTTTCATTTACAATTTTAATTCTTTCAGCTATTTTCCTGAACAACCATTCTGAATCTAAGCTATAGTGAATCCAACTTTGATTTGATGTTCTTATGTTAGAGTCTATAACTGGTGTATCAATTCCTATACCACTTTGAGATGGTTTCAGTTTTAAACCTAGTTCAATCAATTTAGTATTTTCAGCACTTGTAAAAAAGTTTTCTTCTTCATAAATCCAAGGAGAATCAGGGTATATTTTGTTCATAAGTTATCCTTCACATGCTAAACAATGATCTTCGTTAATAATTTGTTTTAAATCTATTTCTTCAATAACTTTACGTTCTATTTTTTTAGAGACTTTATCAGCTTTCGAAATCTTCTCGCTGCGGCAGTAGTAAAGCGTTTTGAGTCCTTGCTTCCACGCTAAGAAATGTACTGCATGTATGTATTTAATGTTTGAATCCGGTCTGAAAAACAAATTGACACTTTGTGCTTGATCAATATAGGGCTGTCGATCAGATGCATGCTGTACGATCCATCTCTGGTCAATCTCCATCGACGTTTTAAACACTTCTTTGGTCCAGTCATCGAGGAAATCGAGATGTTGAACGCTTCCATCGTTTGCGATAATACTTGACCAGATTTCGTTGTAGTCCAACTTAGAATTGCCATCACATTTCTCCTTAATAATTTTATCTAACCATTTATTTTTGTTTAAAAAAGCACCTGACAGAGTATCTTGACGATAAGCATTGGCACGATAAGGCTCAATGGAAGGACTCGTGTTACCCATAATGATACTAGAGCTAGCGTTAGGAGCAATAGCCATTGTATGTGAGAATCTACGTCCTGTTCCTTGAGCATCAAGAGCTTCGCCGCGCTCTTTTCCTAATTCTAGATTTGCGTATTCCAATCCTTCGTGAATATGTTTAAACATTTGTTTATTTTTACTTACTGCTAAAGCTGACTCAAATGGTACACTTTTGCGTTGTAAGTAAGCATGGAAGCCGAGAGCACCCACACCAATGCTACGCTCTCTGGAAGCAGAATATTTTGCCCTAGAGATATAATCAGGAGCATTATCAATAAAGTACTGAAGGACGTTATCAAGCATCTCCGAAACGTCCCTGAGAAAAAGTTTATCGTCTTTCCAATCATCATAATACTCCAAGTTAACTGATGACAAACAACAAACAGCAGTTCGATCTTTATCTGTAGCCAGTATAATTTCACTACACAGATTGCTTTGTTTAACAGTTAATCCTAGTTTCTTTTGAAACCATGGTAGATTCTTATTGCTTGTATCAATAAAATGGAGATAAGGCTCACCGGTGAGCATCCTCAATTCTAGAATTTTCATCCACAGTTCTTTAGCACTGACTATTTCACGCACTTGTTGATCATGAGGATCTTTTAGTTTAAAGCTATCATCTACTTGAGGATCTAACATACTCTTTTCAATAATCTGCATGAAATCGTCAGTAATATTGATACCGTGATGTAAATTAAGAGCGCGCATGTTAGGATCGCCAGTTGGTTTACGCATATCAAGGAATAACATAATATCGGGGTGGTTAATGTCAAGATATGCAGCATAAGAGCCACGACGAGTCCTTCCCTGTCTATAAGCAAGAGATGAAGCATCATATGTGCGAAGGTGAGGCATAACACCAGTAGACTTATCGTCAGCACTACGAATTCCTACTCCAATTCCTATACCACCTCCTAACATTGATAACCAGTTAACTTCTGATAAAGTATCGACTAAACCAGCAGAACTATCATGTAAATATGGAAGAAAACAGCTTATAGGCAAACCACGAGCAGAGCGACCAAATGATAAAATTGGTGTACTATATGATAACCAATGTTTGCTAGAATATTCATATAATCGTTGAGAATGTTCTGGGTTCGATCCAAATTTTGATGAGACATATGCAAACCTTTCTTGTGGACTATTCTCATCTTCTTTCATGTAACTTTCTTTTAATCTTTTGATCCCTAACTCATCGAACAAATTGTCTCGAGAATAGTCGACCGTAATGCCATGGACTGACCCAACGGACATAAGCAACTCCTTGTTATTTTATTTAAAGACCGATCCAGT